AAGCCTCTGCGGCTAATCACAAAGCAAGCAGGAGTTTTCCTTCAGTACAGTTTTCTTTTTTGGTTCTTTTTCTTTAAAGACCATCTGTTTAAGTATTTAGCGTGAAGACTCATATTTTGGGCTAGAATAGCCATTATATGGGGTTTAACGGCATTTTATATGCCCGGAACCAATAGACTTTAAAAAACGGGCGGACATTTTAACTGAAAAATGAACCGGACATTTCTACTGATCATTGACATAGGTTGGCGGAAAATGGATTTTTTAATAAAAAAATGTTAGAATAAGATCAAGGGCCGCAGTATTCCTCTAAAGACGAGGGCGAGTCTGTAAAACTCGTGTCATTGACTGGCTAGGTGCGATACCTAGATGCGGCACCATATTGACATTTTTTATCTTTCATGATAGAATGAAAAATATAAAAGTTGAGTCATCCTCCGCGGTATTGAAATAATATACGGAAAGCAGAGGACGAGACTCAACTTTTATTTTATTTGTTCTATTTTTATAATTTTTGAATTTTCAGCCCATACTAAAAGTTCGTCGATTTTATTTTCATTTAAGGAATTATACTTACTCAGTTTTTTACGTAGCTTGTCTGTTAACTTTCTGCCACTCAGATTTATTACAAAACGCTTTTTCCCTTTTTTTCTTGCATCCACCCTTATTAAGCTAGCTATGGTACTATATTTTAGTTTTACTGGAGTTTTTAATTCGTACTCTTGCCCTTTCCATATAAAATCATAAGTAAAGTCGATAGGCTTTGCAGGCGTCAACCCCTTTTTAAACCTGTCTATCCATTTTATATTATGATTTTGGCCAAAAGTTCTAGCAAATTCTTTTTCACTTTCTACCATAGCATTACTCCAGTATTCATCAGTAACTTTTATCTTTTTTATTATTTCTTCGGTGGATAATTTTACCCTGGGTGTCGTCATAATGGGCTGCAATGCTACCATGTTATATTCCATGTCTTCAATCTTCTTTTTCCACTCGCCGTATTTCATTTTTGCCGGGACATAAATGTTTTTTCCATTTTCATCTCTGGCAATACGCTCTTCGACTGGAAAATCTTCGAAATATGGGATTATGGTTGAGCGACAATTTCCGCACCAAACAATTTTTCCCTCAGTCATTGTTAATAAAGTATGCGTGTCAGCAAGCTGGACACAATAGCAATCTTGCTTTGGTAGGATTGCTTGTTTCATATTGCCAATATACTCAAAGTCTCCGTCTCCGTGATACATCAAGTCATCTGGGCTTGCCATAAAAGCCTCCACAAAATGAAAACTGTTATCTCGTTTTACCCATAAATTATGTGTCCTACTCACGCGCAGTAAAGTTCTGTCGCTTTTAAATTCAATTAACGGTTCTTTAAAATGGTAAGTTCTAACAACTGGCGACAGGTGAGGCTCTTCGTTTTCGCCCGAGATTGTCCAGCACTTATCACCAACTTTTAAATCTTCTACTGGTGTCCAACCGTGTTCAGTCCAAATTTTCGTTCCTTTTTGATATGGATTAGGATGACAAGGCGGGACATTCTCCCCCATCTTAAAATCTTTCACGTTGAATATTTTGCCGTCCAGATGTTGACAGATTTGTGATGTTCGCTGGTCTAGTGTCGCAAGAAACTCGAATTTATCAAATCCCATCTCAATATATGCTTGGATTTCGCCGAGATTGTGAAAATAAGCGCTTTCCGTACGGATTAGACGTTTTAGGTAGTAATCATGGACGTCGAAATCGTTGCGCACCATCCGCAGAGTTTTGTCAGATGATTGACCGGTCGCGACGGCCGTGGCGATGGCGTTTTTAATTTTAGCTCCAAGATTTTCGGTATTACCCCAAATGCGCTCGGAATAATTCTTACCTTCGAACTTCGTATTTAACACTAAATCTAGCGTACGGTCGTCTATTTTCTCAAAATTCAGACCAATACCAAGCCCAACCATAGTTTCATGACCAGCTTTATAATAAGCGTCTTTAAATGTCTTTATATGGCTCGCTGTGTGGACTTTTGTTTCGCCAATGGCACAACTTGCCATCTTTGCATCTAATTGCGCGTAGAAGGCCTCTAAACGCGTCATACGGGCATTATAATTATCTAGGTTGATATGTGTATCCAAGCCTTGCGCGCGAACTTGCTGGCGGAACTTGGCTAAATCGCCTTGCGGAGTCACTGTGTTGAGTTTTGCAATATCGAATTTAGCGTCGCTGCTGATTGCATTATAATAATTAGCGTAAAGGCTTTGTATGTCCGTTACAATAGCTTTTTTGGCGTTTTTATAAATGGACTGGATTTCGCGCTGAGCAGGCCTGTAGCCTCGTTCGGAGGCTGCGAAAGCCTCTTCGGAGCGCTTTTGCCAATAGCCTGCTGAGCGTTTTCTAATCGAAGGCTTTCGCGCCATGGTTATTTGTCCCTATTTAGTTTTTTAGACTTTTCCTCATCTTCTTCGTCCTCTTTTTCTTCATCCTCCTCAGATTCTTCAGTTTCATCTTGTCCTTCATCTGGTTTTTCTTCAGTTTGGTCTTCTTTGGACTCATCCTTTGATATTTCCTCTGATTCATTTTCCGATTCTTCCGCTGACTCGTCTTTAGGCTCGTTTTCTTCGGTCTTGGCTGGAGTAACATTTCTATCTGTTATTTCGTTATCCGCATAATTATTTGCTAAGCCGTTCAGCCCGCTTTCTTGCTCTAACTCGGCTTTTTCGACGGCATCGGCAGGATCTTTTACGAAACTCAATTGAGCCGCCAAAGTCTCTTTAGGCACAATACCGATGAGATTGTTAATCATTTGGCTGGTTTCATAATCGTTAGACGGTAAGTTACGGGTAAATACTGCGTCTACATCTTCAATTTTGATTTCGTCCGTGATTTCGCGGATATTCATCAGATAATTCATATAAATCTTGAAACGCTCCATCAAAGCTTTTTCGAAATAGCGCTCTTTATTCTTAATATTCTGTTCAAAAGCCAATAATTTATAACGGATTGCCACACCAGAAGAATTGCCAACGAAGTTTTCATCACTCATATTAGGCACCATCGAAATCTTGTGAATGTCGTTTTCCAGATTCTTGCGCAAGACGTCCGCATCTGCCTCATTAACTGCTTTCGTGAGATATTCAACCTTGCCGTCCGCTGGAATTCCAGAGAGCGCGCGGTGAATACGTAAGTTATCCATCTGTTCGCCGTCGAAACGCATATTGTAGAAACAAAGGATTGAGTCTACGAGTTGCTCGCGGTCGTTTACCCGGTCTGATTGGACCAGGTTATAGGCATCGATTAACGATATAACCGGCTCGAAGTCACCTTGGATTTCGCCATTATTGAAGTATTCCACAACTGGTACTTCACCAAAGAAGTGTTCACGCTCGTTCAATAGAGTTACAACGGCGGTTTTACCGGAATTCAAGACGTAGTTAAAGATTGAGCTCTTTGTGATTAGCATTAAATCGTAGTGGTGAGGTCTTGAGTCCGTTGGTTTGTTAAAGACTGGGCGATAATTTATTGCAAATAACTTATGGTGCTGGATAGTGTTATCGTATGCGACGATGGTATTACGCGCGTCGAGTAATACTGAGCGTGGTTGGATATTTTCGTCAATATAAATGTATTCGTACGCTCGGCCGAAGATCCAGCGTCTTTTGCAAGCTCAACGTCCAAGTTATCGATAGTTTGGCGCTTGTAGGCATTTAAGACAGGATCAATATCTACTTCATCTGAAATTGTGTAGCTGACAGGGTTACCGAGTAAATAGCCGGTATTAGTATCGACAATATATTTTGCATGATTAATCATTACGCGGTTGTTGACTTGCGTATCAGCCTTTTTGCGTTTAAAAATCGCTTGGTCACCAATGTAATAGTGGTCAAGTTTGTCATAATGAGGACGGTGTTCCTCATTAAATTTGATTGCGTCCTCAATAACCTCGGCGGTTATTTCGGTATTTGGGTCTAGCTGGTATTCGTACATATTAACCTCCTTTATGACCAGTAGCTTGAGCCTCGCAGCGGTCGCCTTTGACCGTTTAAGAGGCTTGATTTATCTATGACTTCCGGCTTTACCTCGTCTGTCATATACTCGTAAATTGACGCTAAAACATCTACTGCATCATCATGCGCATTGCGTCCTTTGCGCTGATAACTCATTACTTGCTTGTAAAACTCTGGATAACGATTCTTCCAATTCATCGGCATATAAATGTGGTTTTGTACCCAGGCGCTCGATGATAATATTCTGGATTCCTTGTTTTTCGTTTGTGGCTTACTGTGGATAACTGTAAGATTTGAATTGTATTTATTTCGTAAGATGTTTTCGACGTTTCGCGCAAATCCTCGTCCACCGTTATTGGATTCGATGAATGATTCGTATGTATGACCGTCGTGCAAGAGAGAAGCAACGGCTGGCTCAGTGATTTCCATTGATTCGTCTGTAAAAACTAGATCGGTAATATAAAACTCGTTTTCGTGCGATATCCCAGAGATAGAGCAAAGAAAATCTGTGCCGGTATCGGCGGTATCTGTAAAATTTACAACATTTCCAACGGGTGACTTATCGTAGGTTTTGAATTCGCTATATAATCTACCGGCAATATCAATTGGTTTTTGATTATAGTTTGCCTCGACAATATCAACATTCATCTCGCGCTTGATTAATTCATAGCTGTCCGAGTCTAATATCTCTGGACAAAGCATTTTGCCAGTCTTCGAGTTTTTTGCCTGATAGGTGATAACTTCAGTTTGGTCTGGATAGGCCTCCATGATTCTGCCAGCAATATCGCGAGTACTCCAGCGTGTCATGATGATAATGCATTTGCGACGTCCCTCCAGGCGCGAAAGCATGGTATTCACGAACCAGGACCAAATGTCATCAAGTAAGCGCTCGTTATAGGCCTCATCTGCGTTTCTGATTAAATCGTCGCAAACTAAGTAATCGCAACCGAAACCGGTAGCGGTGCCATGTGGGGAGGTTGCTAAATAAGAAGTTTGCGCTTGGCCGTCGATAGTCCACATCTGCGCAGCGGCTTCACCGAATTTCACTTTGGTTCGCGGAAATATGTCAGAAAAAACGATGCGTTTACCAACCTTTTGCGTTTGGATGGTATTTCGTACATTACGGGAAAAGATGGAGGCAAGCCGTTCGTTATAGGAGGCGGTCATGACTCGGCTGGCTGGATTTCGTCCAAAGAGCCAGGCAGTGAGATTTTGAGCGGTTAAGCTTTTACCATGTCGCGGAGGTGCGTTCACGACCAGGAAATGCTTATTATCATCTTCGATAAAAGCTTGGATTTGATTGCACATATCTGTTAAAAATCTCCGCTCTTCGCGGTAGAAATCTGGAAAAATAATCCGACAATAGTCGATGAAACTCTTGCGCACCAAGGCGGCTCGGACTTGCATCATTGCCGTTTGGTCTGCTCGTAAAATTTCAATCGTTGGAGTCATTCAATATTTTCCTTAATTCGTCTATAGTTAACTCGTCTAGCATCGACGAAGTTTGCGCTATGTCTAGCTCTCCGCCAATCGGTTGTAGCGGTTTACCTTCCGCTTGGTCTAGCGTCTCGGCGAAATCTCGAGATGATAAACTCCCGCGGTCTGCCTGTTTAAGTGCCAAATATTCACCGTAAGTAATCGGTGTTTTCTTATCTTCCGCCTGATTAATCATCCGCTTAACTTCATCGCGGTCCATGCTCCAAAACTTTTTCAAATAATGTCTTGGTGAGTGTTGTGGATTGAAATTCTCGTCCTTAGTGATGTCGTAGCGGTCTTCCGGGCGGTCTGCGAATGTCGTAGGTGGCTTTGTACCTTTTATGAAACGACCAGTTTTGTTGTCGCGTTTAATTCCGCTATTATCTGGCTTTATGGTTGACGCTTTCGGTGCGGTGTTTTTGACTGGCATTTAAGCCTCCGATTCTTCAATAGCCTCTTCTTTATTCTCAGCTTCTGGCGATTCAGCTACTTCTTCGGTTTTTGCCTTCTTTTTAGTCTTTTTAACCTGTACTTCGTATTCTTTGCCGAATAGTTTAACCGTACCTTTACCGTCTTCACCGATCATGCCAGTGACGTCGAACTTGCGTTTCATGACTTCGATAATGATTTTACCGTTGGCGTTTGGTGTGGCTTTGATAATTTCCATTATTTACCTCCTTTAGATTTTTTAAAGCGCGGCAAACTAGCTACGCTCTTTATGATTTCGCCGAATGTTTCATTTGGACCAATTAGGCCGTGGCGAGCGGAAACTTTAAACGACGGTTGTCTTACTTTCTTACCAGAATAAATCCCATCCATAACGATTTCGCCTAAGATGCGCCGATTCGGCTGGTAGAAGATGAAGACGTGCGCCCCCGTTTTTCTCACGTATAAATCCGTATAGCTGAGTTCTTTGAAAATGTCGTTGGCAAGCCATATCGCCATTTTTTGGAGCTCCTCGATATCGTACTCTTCGCGAAAACCGCCCGTTTGCCAATCACGGCGAGCGAGTAGTCTCGTGGTCATGATTGATTCAAATTCGGCTATATTGAGAGTTTTCATAAATCCTCCATTAAAAAACGCAAAGCCATAAAAGCTTTGCGATTGGTACATCTATATTATACCATGAAAACTAGAAATACGCTATAGCTGCGCCTAGCCTGTGGAAAACTCTATAGAAAAGTACAAAAAGTGGCAAAAAAGTCTTGACAAAAATCACGCTAGCGTGGTATAATAGAAACATAGCCAAGGGGATAACATTAAAAATTCGGTAGAGAAAGGAGGGAAAATGGAGATAGAAAAGATAAAAATTGAGATAACTCTCAAAAAAGCTACTCCCTCAAGAAAAAAGAAAAAGTAGCTTAATGCTACTTTAACACAAAAAACAAAATAAATCAACCCCCTTGGCTAGCTACCGAGTAAAAAGAAAGGATAAAACCAATGGAAAACTCGGTAACTATCTCGAGCTCTGAATATGAAGAGCTAAAAAGAAAAGCCAAACTATATGATGAAATGGTTGAGGCTAGGCGCAAGGGCGCAAATAAAATCAATGCGATCTCCGCAGAGGAGCGAAGGGCGCGTGCCATGAAAGCAGTTGAGGCGCGTATTAAAAAGTACGGACAGAAAAGGCGAACTGATAGCTAGGTCTTTCTAATTTCGTGCTTCGGGTCTAGCGCTAGAAAGTAGGCCCTGCGTAAATTTGAGTCGATAGCAAAGACTATCCGATATGGATTATTGCCAAAAGCAACGTAATAGATTTGGCCAGTAGGAAAATCTATAAGCTTAAAGAACTTTTTGTCGTCTCGTGGGTTCATTCAACCACCAGACCGGAACTGGTTTTCTTCTTATTTTTACCCATTATCTGGCATTGTTTCCGCTGTTTTTAGCAATTCTAATTTTATTTCTTGTTTATTGCCGTTGCCTCCATGATAGACAATATCCCAAGGTGAGCCTTTTTTATGTGTCATTTGCACTAGCGCCCAAGCTGAGTACTTATTGTATTTTTCAAACATCTTATTAATAAAACTGCACTCGCCATCTGAAAGATCATTGCTAGCAGTAGTATCGGTATCGAAATCTGTAATCACATATGCGCCAAATTGGCTTAGTTCGTTATATATACTCGGGACTACTGGCCCATACTGCCAAGCCTCAATTTTATCGTCAAAAAGAGCTTTGCCATTGTTTTTAATAGATTCTACCTGAAAAAAATATAGCAATTTTTGGAGCTTAAGATTGGTTAGGTCATTATTACCGCCTAATCCCTCTTGTCCATCTCCTAACTTGCTAAATTTTTCTATGAGGTATGCTGCGACTGATTTTGCTCTGGCCATATGATTGTTTTCTCCTGTTTTTATTATGGCACGCTGGTTTTATTTTTGTCAAGGTAAACGGCTTAGATCCCGATAGTTAGGATTCCAATAACCAGAGAAATGTGCTAAAATAATAACAAATGTTATTAAAAAAGGCATACAGGAATGGCACAAAGTAGTTTGCACGCCGCCAAAAAGGCGAAACAAGATGAATTCTATACTCAGCTTTCTGATATCGAGAACGAGTTAAAACATTATCGCGCATTTTTTGAAGGCAAAACTGTATTCTGTAACTGTGATGACCCGTTTGAAAGTAATTTCTTCAAATATTTTGCGATGAATTTTAATTTCTTGAAACTTAAAAAACTTATTTGCACTTGCTACGCTGGTTCACCGATTAGTCATACTGAATTTGATGATTTACCGCTTTTCCGCGTCAATAACAAGACTAAAAAACTGCCGTATTTAATCCAGATTAACGAAGTAAAGGACGAAAATGGTGATGGTGCCGTAGATATGGCAGATATAGAAACATTACTCAGAAACGACAAAAATGTTTTGACATTGCTCGATGGCGATGGCGATTTCCGGAGTGAAGAGTCGATTATGTGGCTCAAAGAAGCAGATGTAGTAGTGACTAACCCGCCTTTTTCATTATTCCGTGAATATATTGCACAGCTT